ACAGGCTTACCCATTGGCTTTCTTTTTGCAGTTACTACAACTTCATCTAAATTACCGTAATTACCAGCAGCACGTGATGTTCCAACATTACCAGCTTTTTGACCAAATCTTTGATTTAATCTATTTTCTCTTTTCTTTAATCGACGAGCTCTATTAACTAGCCTTTGTTTTTTAGCACCAGTAGCAGAAGCAATTTTGCCTTCTTTGCCTTGAGCTAAAGAACCAGCGGTTTTGATACCTCTATCTCTAACTCGATTGATTTTGCGCTGGCCTCTATCTTGTGCCTTTTTTTCTTTTTTAGATTTTTCGTAAGCCATAGTTGTAAAAAAAATGGAGGCCCGAAGGCCCCCGGGTTATATGTTTATTTTAGTTTCTTTTCGATAGTTTGATAAACTTCGACACCCTCATCGGTTTTAAACCACGATGCTAATGCTGAATACGGATTTTCATCAAATGGTACGGTCATTAACTTTCTACCATTGCTAGCCCAAGAAAAAGTTCTTTGGTCACCAGCTAGTTTAATAATTCCATTTTCTACAGCTTTAATACCAACATTACGTACTTGAATGTTTTCATCATTAGCCAATTCTAAGAACAATTGCGGGTCTCGCTTAGCAAATACTAATAAATCTCTTTTTAACTCACTAGAAGTCATCTGAGATACCTTAGAACCTACATTAACGCGCACAATTGCTTCAGCATGTTCAATGTCCAAGTTTTGAGCAGCCATTAATGCATCAATCTCCATTTGAATAATATCTAATTCATCTGCAGCTTCTTCTTCAGCATTAAATTCTGCATATTTTTTGTTTAGGTCTGGATGATACAGTGATAACAACTTTTGTAAAGTTTGTTTTTCACGTGGTACAAATAAAGTTCCATCTCTAAATATAATGTGGCCAAGTCTTGCTTCACCTTTAAATTCATCTACAAATACTGATTGTTGATTTGTTGTGAATTTTAATTCTCTTTCAAATCCTTTTTCTTCGTCAAACCAAAAAATTCCTTTGCTTCTTAGTTTGTGTACAATAGGCGATTTGTTTCCTAATAAATAATAATTTCTGTCTTTAATCTCCCATGTGTTTTTAGCGGGAGCAGCTTTAGCTTTAGTTGCCATAATATGATAAAATATAAATTAAAAAGTAAGTAAAAACTTACCCCCGCCGTATGACGAGGGAAGTTCTTACAGTTTGTTTATTGGAAAAGGATAAAGTTGTTAGCTCCTTGAACCACTAGACATCTTTCAGATAGGAAGTGTACCTCCATTGCATCAAGATCGCTAGTTTGAGCACCAACTGAACCAGTAACCCAAGACTTCATTCTGCGGTCATCAGCCTCAGAAGCACGGTAACGTACGTGTAGGAACGGACGCTTAACGTTTTTACCAAGGATTTGATCGTATACTGATGAAGTTCCAGCAGGTACTAATACTCCTTTAACACCAGAGATTTGTCCACGAGTTGCGTGGTCGTTTAGATATTTCCAGTCAGTTTTGTAGAAATCGTAAGATCCACGACGGAAACCTCTAAATCCTAGGTTAAGCGCCATATCCTCAGAGTTAGAGAATACACCGTAAGCAGTACCACCAGCAGAACCAGCAGAGACGTTAGCTAAAGCATCATCAAAGATAAGGTTAGAAGCACGATTTAAGAAAAGCATGTTTTCTTCAATAGCACCTTGCTTATCAAGCTCAGCTAATAAAGTATCGAAGTCAGCGATAAGGTCAGTTGCAACATCAAATACGTTGTCAGCAGTGATACCTCTGTCTTCAATTTGCTTGAAGAAACCATCAGTACCTTTAAGACCAGCACCTAAAGCAGCAGAACCAGTAGCAGCTTTTTCAGCTTCTACCATAGTCATTTCTAGGTAATCTTCGTAACGAGTACGAGTGTCACCAAGAGCTTTTAGATACCATAAGTATCCTGTTTGTCCGTCTTCACCAGTTACTTCAACCCAACCAATTTGAGAAGCGTCAGATCCTGAAACCTCAAATTTGTCTTTAATAATGATTGGAGTGTTAGTGAAAGATTCAAATTTAGGCTCTACAGAACCGCTCATTCCAGCAGTACCTTTTTTGAATTCAGAACCAAATACGAAAAGTTTTACAGCCTCACCATCAGCAAAACCAGCAGCAGCTAGTGTAGCAGCAGAGTAAGGAAGTACAGTAATAGTATCAAGATCACCATCAGAATCAGCATCTGCTGTTGCAGATACGTAACCTTTAACAACGTTTCCGTTAGCATCTTCGATAACAACAGTTTGTCCAACGCGTACAACGTGTCCTTCACCGATGTTAACAGTTCCAGAAGCAGCAGTAGTCACAGTTCCTGAATAGAAAATGTGAAGACGACCTTGCTCAGACCAAATAACTTGATCAGAAGACATAGGCATTTCAGCTCCAACCATACGAAGGAAAGAAGAGATTGAACGGTTACCGTAACGCTCTACCTCAGCTTCATATAGATCTGGAAGGTATTGTTGAGACCAGTTAGCTCCACCAGCCCCGTGGAAGTTTAAGTAGTTGCTTGAAAGCGCAACTTTTTGTACATACGGAGTAAATTCCGCAGGGGTACCTAAATTAGCAATTGCAGCCATTTTTTAGTTTTTTTTAATTATTGTTTTAGTTTTACTTTTAATTTCGAACTATCATCACCACTTATTGCTCTAACTTTCATGCCGCCCGCTTCAATAACGCTACCCGCGCTTTTACGTGCGTCCATATTAATATTTTTGGATTGTGCATTTAGTTGTCGTATTGCATCAGCTTTACCTTGTTCATAAAAATGATTAGCAATAGAATCTGCATTACGTGCTGCAAACAATGCTTTATGGTAGCCAGCACCGTCTTTTAAAGTATTATTCTCATCTAAAAAGTTTGAGAACGCATTTAAAATGTCGCTCTGTGCTTCCTTAGTAGCATTAACATCTTTTACATTAAATCTAAATTTTTTGTCTCCAACTTTGAAATCAAAACCTTTAAAATCTTCGCTGAATACTTGATTAGTTTTTTCTGTAAAATTCTTAAGACTACGTTCTTGCGTTTGCTGCAGGTCAGATTGTTCTTCTTTATATCGATTGAAGAAGTTAATCGCTTCTTGTTGCTCAGGAGTTAAACGAGAACCCAACTTGACTTCGTCGTAATATTTATCCTTAAGCGAGTTCAAGAAGTTTTTAGCTTCTGCTATCTCTTCTTTAAATGCAAGTTTTTTACGTCTCACATCTCTTTCTTCATCTAATTCTTCGTCATAAGAAAAATTGTCTTCAATTAAAAAGTCAATTTCATCTTGGCTTAGATGAGGTTTCTTTTGCTTATAGTACTCTCGTAACAACGCATTGTCATCAATATTACTATAATCTGTATTTAATCTAACATAATCTTCAAGAGTACCCCCTGTTTCATTCATAAAGTCTACAACCTTCTGAATATTTTCAGGTAATTCGATTTGTGGGTTTTCAGCAGCTTCATTAATAACATCTTCTTTTGTTACTTCTGGTTCAGCCGCAGGCTCTTCAACGTCGGTTACTTCTTCAACAACCGCGTTTTCTTCTCCCACTTCTTGCAGTTCCATGTTGGTTTCTTGCCCGCTTTCTTCATTTTGTTGTACTGGCTCCAACACGCTGCTCTCTGTTTCTTGTTCTTGAACGGCATCTTGTTCTTGTGTTTCGTTAGCGTTTAAGTTTACTTTGTAAACACCGTCTTCTAATGTAGTCTTTATCCCTGCATCTTCAAGCACTTGTTCTTCGCGCTCAGCCGCAGTTGGAGTTTCGTCTACGATTGGTTCATTCGTGTTTTCTGACATGATAAAATATTATAAAAATTAATAACTATTATTTAGGCTCGAATGATTCTAAGCCAAATCCACCAAGTACGTCATTACCTGATGATTCAAAGTTTTTAGGACCTGTCATCCCTTTTCGCTGCTCAATTAATTCAGATTGTTGAGTAGCTTGTATTTTAGTACGTTTATCTTTACGATCTTCTTTGTACTTCTCTTTACTATTAATTACGTTTAAATCAGCTTCTTTAAGTCTCATATTGAGCTCAAACTCTTTTTCCATAAGCTCTTTCTTGATTTGCGCTTCTCTTTCAAGCTTAGCAATATCAAATTCAAGTTGTGCTTTATTGATTTGAACTTTAGAAGCAGCAATAGACTGTTCTTTTTGCATATCCGCTTGCGCTGCAGCCTGAGCAGACTGAGTGTTTGATTCAGTTTGCGCTTGGATATTCTGCATTTGAACTTGTCTGTCTTGTTCAAATTTCTTGCGTCTTCTTAGTTTGAGCAGCTGATTAGCTAACTTAATATTCTTTATTTCTCTAATATCAATAGCGTCTTCCAAAAATATTTGATCTTTTTGTAACGCCATTTGTATATTATTTTCAAGCAATTGCTTTTCTTCTTCATCAGGCGCTAAATCAAGGAAAATACCAAAGTCGTGTAAATGCAAGTTTTTTATTTCTTCCAGTATACCAACATTGAATCTACCAATGCCTTGAATAAATGCTTGTGTTGTATTTCCAAATTCTAATACATCTGATATTCTAAGACAAATAGCTTCTGCTGTTCTAAGCGTAATGTATAAGCCTGCTTGTAATACGTGTCTTGTAGCTGTATTTGAATTTGCAGCAGCAAGTTTTTGTAAACCTACTAGTGAATTCTTATCAGGCATGCTACCGTCTCTTGCTTCATTAAGACCTGTAACATCTCGCATCATATTCAAATAGTAATTATATGACGCAATAAGGCTATTGATTTTTGAATTACCAGAACTTGACTGTAATTCTTGAACAGGCATTTTACCGTGATTAAATTCACCGTCTTGCGTCATTGATCGACCAATAACAGAACCTGTTTGGAAATACATATTTAAAGCTTCCTGCGGGTTATAGTTTGTTCCATTACCCAAATCAATTTCAGCAATACCATCAGCGTCAAGATAAACACCATCTGGTACCATTCTTGACATTACCTGCTGTAGCTTTAAATGTGTTAATTGAATCATATCAGCAAAACTTGTCATTCTGCTAACTAAAGATTCAATTCTTCCTTTATATATTCTAGGCGCTACAATGTTGTATGACATGTTAACCTTAGTCGTATCCGATTTAGGTCTTGTCATGTTCTCGGCAATTTGCCATTTAAGCAATTTGTTATGACCAATTACTTTTGCTCCTTCATAAAGCACTTCAATAGATCTGTTTACTTTTTCAAATCTTGAACGCTCATCTTTTGGAGGATTAAACTGATCAGTTTTTTCAATTGCTTTATCAGCACCTGTAGCTGTTTGTTTTATTTTGTATACTTGGTTCTGGAATGTTTTGTATTCAAAATACATTACATATACATGGTTTGTATCCTGCGCGTCTGCAGAACCATAACCTTTGTTATACAGTAACGCATTACTTCCAGTACCTTCAATTTCCTTAATATCTTCTTCAGTTAAATAAGGAAATTGTTTTTTAAGCTCAGGAATACTTACCCTGCGTACTTCTCCCACATAATATAAATCATCAAAGTATGGTGATTCTGTATATGAGTAAACAATATCAGCCGGGTCTACATATTCAATTTTAATTCCTTCTGAAGTATTAAATGTAGTTTTATTACAAGCCATACCAATAACCGTCAAATCATAATCAAGACGTTTTTTCAGTAAATGGTATTTGTTATAATCTAATACATTATTAATAGCTTCTTCTTCAGCAATTTCAATTGATTGCTTGTAATCAAGCTGCATGTGTAATTGCAATTCTTCATTACTTTGCGGCAATGTTTCTGGATTAGTATTAAACATATTCAATCCAAAGTTTTGCTGCATTGATTCTAGCAACCCTTTATTTTGCATATCTCTCACAACTGACTCTACATATTGCGTTCTTTCTTGCAATGATGCTGGGTCTTGAGAGTATGCTTTGATGTCATACATTCTTTCGTTAATACCATTAACCACAATATCCACGAACTTCGGGATGATTGGAACAGGCTTCCAGTCAAGATTAAGATATGACAAATCACCATTAATAGATAATTCATCTTTATACTTTTGAATTGATTGCTCTCCTCTTGCGTATAATCTTAATCTGTGAAAGTTATCCCTGTTAGCGTAGTAGCGTACACTTCCATTGTCTCTTTTGAACCATTCAGATTCAATTGCCTTAGCGACATCCATTCCATACTTTGGATCGGCCTTTTCAGCGTCACTAACAGCTTGGCTAGGAAATATACCCTTTGGTAATACTTTCGACATTTATTCTATTATTTTTGAAATTGATCCTTGATTATTATATTTTCTAAATCCAAAGTTTAACACTTTAGTTGTTCTCCGTTGTTGAGGTGTATATAGATGTCTATTACACGCCATAATAGCAAGCCCGGAACTAATAGCGGCATCAAACTTTGTTCGATTATTTATATCAAACTTTGCCCAGTCATTTAGTGTATTATTAAAATACATTGTACCGTACGAGCCATCTTCATGCAAACCTATGTGTTTATCTATATAAGATTCAATAGCTGCTGCATGAGACTGCTTTATATCTTCAGATGAGTTTGGTATACCACCAATTTCTTTTTCTGTAGATGAAAGCTTGTTAAATGTTTTATCAGGCCTATTCATTGAATAACCCCTGTAACCTCTTCTCTTTAAATAA